AATCAGGTGAGCGTCGTAGCCTCTCTTCTTGAGAGCAGCGACGCACTCCTCGAGAGGTTGCTGCGACTGCTTGAACGACGTGTCGCCATGCGGCAGGTCCAGCGAGACTACTCGCGAGCCGCTCGGCAGTCTGTTGGCCACGCGCCAGAGACTACCGCCAAATTTAGATCCGATCTCGAGATACGACCGAACGTTCTCTTTCACCAGAACAGCTATGAAGTTCTCAAGCTCAATTAAATTTTGCAGTACTGCCGTCTCGTACTTCACTTGTGGCTCCTCTAGTTAGTTGATCTAGTGCAGCATTCTCGACGTCGCTAACCGTGATACTCTCCATCGCAGATCTGCAGTGAACGCAAGGCTCAATGTTTCCGCAGGCGACCTTACTATTGCCCGTCATATTCACGTGAGCGTCGTAGCCCGTGACTGACGGAGGTATGAACCCGCCGAACAGAACGACGGCGCGCGTACCAACGGCCGCAGCCGCGTGATGCATTCCGCCCTCCGGACCTACGTACAGAGCAGCGCGCGACATGATGGCGGCGACGTCCCTCAGACTCTGCAGAGTCATGGTCACGTCGCAGTCTAGCTTCCTCACGCTGTTGGAGTGCAGAAACTGCACTACGTGATATCCCTGCAGACGCAGACGCGACGTCAACTCGATATACTTCTTCTCACCCCAGTCCTTGTTCGGCCAGACCTTCTTCTGCCACGGAACATTCGGCTCCACGACTACGAAGCCGGGGGTGAACGTTTCCGCTATCTGCTTCTCCTCGGGCGTGAAGAAGAACTCCCCGGGCACTACTCGGAAGTCGTAGTTCCAGACCCACCGACCGTTGACGAGCTTGTTGTACTTGCGCGCTCCCTTGTAGTGTGAGATCCACTCTAGATCCTTGGCACCCTCGCTGCCCGGAGGCGCGACGTTGGGATTGTTCTTGTAGATCGTAGGAGCCCAATGAGACCAGAATATCTTTCTGCCGTCCCCGAAGGCGATACGCTTGCCCCGCGCGTGAGCACCGCGCGCGAGACCCGAACCAATTATCTCGTCACCGTATCCCATGTCACTTCTTCCTGAGCGACGCTACCCAGTCAAGCTTCTGACTGCCGTACGTCTCGACTGGCACGAGCCCTGCGGCGTCCAGCTGCGCGATCCACCACGTCGCTGGCTTCACGATGAGATGCGCGTTGCGGCCGTCTCGCAGATAACGACCGGCGTACTTCAGTGATATCGTAACGAACAGAACTTTAATCGTGACGTCGTGCAGATGCTTGAGAACGTTCTGCAGAAGCTCCGGCTCGACGTGCTCCAGCACGTCCATGCACACGACCAGATCGTGCGGCCTCGGCAGCGCAGCGAACTCAGGAAGACCAGGATCGTAGTTGGTGATCGGCAGCGTCATGTGCTCGTTCAGGAGCGCCTTGCCGCAGCCGTAGTCTAGAACACCGCTGCACTGATACTCGTCGTAGAGGTTTGTTATGACGTCCGTCCAGCCCTTGCCCGTTCCGTACTTGCGATGGTTCGGATGCTCCGTGTGGAGGTAGGTCTGCTCAGCGCGATACTTTTCTGTGATCAGCATCTTACACCATCGACGAGAACAGATCAAAGACGTGCCAGAGCGCAATCGGGAACCCTATCATCCGGAACGTGCGAGCCGCCTCGTAGTCGAAGCGCTCGCCGCGGGACCAGATGGCGGCAGGCTGCGGAACAGGATTCTTATACTCCGGCAGCTCTACCTCGCAGATCTCAGAGTAGTGAACCAACTTGAATCCCTTCGACTCCATCAGCGGGTGCAGCTCGTTGCGCTCCTCAAGCGAGCCACGCCACACGAAGAACTTTCCGGTGTGATCGATGAGCCACACGACGAGATTCCTGAGCTCGTTCTTGTCCATTACGCGCCACAGCTTGTGATAGATGGCCAAGAATATCATGATGTCGTACTGCGGCAGAAGGTCAGCTCCGAACGCCTTCTCGATCGCCGCACCTCCGCCAGTTAAGTCTACGACCTCAAACTTTGACTTCACGCTTCGGATATCGGCGAACCACTCATTGGCGGTTTGCATTCCTTGAGCGTAGTTATCGCAGCCGTGAACCAGATTGGCGCCAGCCAGAACCAAGTCATGACAGACAGCGCCGCGATTGCATCCAACGTCGAATACGCTTGCACCGCTCGCTCGTGGTAGTATGTCAGCCAGTCCATCTAGTCTAAACCCACTGAAGTTGATGATGCGTCTCTGAACGCCTCTGTCCGTGAAGGTCGGCGGCATCAGGCGGCTCTCTGCCCGCCGCGAACCGCATTGTAGTTACCGAAGCGCTCGTGCTCTGCTGGCTCGTAGTCTTCGACCTTGTAGCCAGCCGCCTGAGCCTCCTCCCACAGTTTGTCGACGTATGGCTGAACGTCTGCCCGCGCGTGAGGCAGCGCGGAAGTTTGAGACTTCAGCGTGTGAGCGTTCCAGTGCATGCGACCAGAGTTCTTCAGTCTCGGTAGTGCCCACTTAAGATGAGGCTGCGTCTCGACCTTCGTGAAGTGAAGAACCTTGATGTCCGGATCCGTGAGTGTTGCGTACTTCTCACCGTCGTGACAGTTCCAATTATTCTTGAACGGAGCCATCACGCTCGTCACGTTGTTGCGAACGTTGCGATACATCCCCTCCCTCGTACGCAGCTGATCGAAAGACGGAAGCATCGGCTTGATCGCCGCGCAGTCGAACACCATCACGCAGTGATGAAAACTATTCCCGTTGCTCTTTCCGAGAATAGCCTTTCCCGGAGGAATCGGCTGACTGTTCAGCTTGGCGATGTCGTCGAGCGCGACCATGTCTACGTCCATGTAGATGCCCTTGCCCTGATACCCGCAGACGTGAGGTATGGCCCACCTGAACGCGCTGAACGGAGTAGCCCATCCGACCGTGTTCCAGCCCTCTCGCTTCGCAGGATTGCTGTACCACGGAGAACTGGGATCCCTGCTCAGCTTCATCCAGTTAATCTCAAGTCGATCGCTCGCATACTTGCGAAGCGAGTACTCCAGCATCGCAGCGGCCTCGGCATCCTCGCCATTCGCGCTGCACCCAACGAAGATTCTAATCATAGTGACCACCTCTCCAGCATCTCTTCTATGGTTATCTTAGGAAACGCTGTCAGCGCGCTCTCCTTTGAGCAGTTGACTACGTCTACGTCGTACTTCTTAAGCCTCGGCGCCTGCTCGTCCATGATCCTGCGCCACTCGAGCATGCGACTGTGATCTGGATTCCGCAGCGGCGACGAGTGCAGTCCGTGCCAGTGAACAGATCCGTTGGGGTGCATGTCGAATCCCACGAGCGCGATGCCCGTAGCGCCCATCTGCGCCACTAGATTGAGTATCTGGAATCCACCGTTGCCGCCCGACCCAATCACTCCAGCCTTGTCAAACTGGAACTCGTCGACCCACATCTGTCGCCGCTTGAGAATCGTCACCTTACTCACGTTCTGAATCGTGCGCCGCTCGTCGTTGTGCATCAGTCGAGTGCCAGCAAAGTTCTTCACGGTCTGCTCGCGAACGACCCACCACTCGGACTCGCAGGCATACAAGACGTCTGCCCACGGAACCAGCTGATGACTATCGTTCACCGCCACGACGTGAATTCTGTCTCGCAACTTCTCGACGGGAGTTCTCTTGGCAGACGGACCAGACGCGACGATGGCCACGCACTGCCCTCGCCAGTCCCTCCACCACGAGTGCTTTCGGGCACCCTCCTCGTATAGATCTATCACTCGCCAACCGCCTTCGGTCTCTTCTCAAACGCAGTACCGACGCGCACGTCAGCGTCTACTACCTGAGGCGGACGCGGATCATCAGCCGCAGTGCGACCGACCCCGGTCGTGCGCGTCCTTCTCGTGGACACGCCTATCTGTGCGCCAATTCCGAGCGCTGCGCCGACCGCAGCCGAGATGGCTACGACGTTCGCTAGTGATGCACCCGTCGCAGCGCACGTGCTCGTGCCTGACGCGGAACCTGAGCCGACGCCGCCGCCGACGCCGGAGCCGGACGCCGCGCCAGTGCCGGAGGCCGCACCGACGGCGTTAGCAGTAGACTGACCAACTCCGCTCGCCGCGCCAGTACCGGGGGCGCTGCCGACGCTCGCGGCAGTGGACGCGCCGACGCCGGTCGCAGTACCTGTGCCTGAAGCCTGAGCCAGCGACGTCTGGTCGCCAGTGAAGACGAGATTGCCGACGCCAGCCGCGGAGCCGACGCCAGCCGCAGTTGATGCTCCGACGCCGGTCGCGACGCCAGTACCGGAAGCGCTGCCGACGCTCGCGGCAGTGGACGCGCCGACGCCGGTCGCGACGCCAGTACCGGAAGCGCTGCCGACGCCGTCCGCCGCAGCGACGCCAGTCGCGCTCGCAGCTCCAGTGCCGGACGCGTTCCCGACGGCATCCGTCTGCGCTGCGCCGACTCCAGACGCTGCTCCTGTTCCAGAGGCCGCGCCGACGCTCTCGGCTGTAGACTGACCGACGCCGCTCGCTGCGCCGACGCCAGCCGCGGAGCCGACGTTAAATATGTCGCTCGCGCCGAGCGCGACGCCAGTGCCAGTCGCGCTGCCGACGCCCTCAAAGTTCGCGTTTCCTACGCCGGAGGCCGCGCCAGTACCGGAGGCAGAGCCGACGCTCGCGGCAGTGGACGCTCCTACTCCAGTCGCGGTTCCGGTGCCAGTCGCGGAGCCGACGCTGTCTACCGTTGACGCGCCGACGCCAGTCGCGGTGCCAGTACCAGACGCGGAGCCAGTCGCCGTCCCGGTCTCCGAGATACCGATTGCCGCGCCAGTGCCTGACGCGTTGCCGACGCCGTCAAAGTTCGCGTTGCCGACGCCTGACGCGGCTCCTGTCCCAGAAGCAGAACCAGCAGCAGCAAATAGAGCAGCACCGATTGCTCTAGTACCCGGACCATTGTCTGCGTCAGTCAGAGCACCAGCATCGACACTGAATGATCCGCCGCTACCACGGTTGGTTGCGAACTCGCTGGCGTCGCCGGTCAGATAGATGGCGGGAGCGGTGCCCGTCGGGAGCGAGCCGTCAGCGCCGAGGTCTACTGGCTTGCCAGTGGCGTCCCTGAACTTCGCGAGCGTAGCGGAGTCGATGTTGCCGCTGCCGTCAAGAAGATTGACTCCCGGGGCGATCCATAGATCGGCCATATCGCAGGTGATCTTGAACCCGTGATTCCCACCGGAGGTGCCTGCGGCACCGATGGTCCACTCTTTTCCGTTGAGCGCAAAGACCTGAGCGCCACTGCCGAAGGTAAAGAAGCCTCCGTAGTCCACTCCGTCGATGAGCATCTGGCCGCGTCGGGTTGCGCCAAGATCTAGCGTTCCGATGAAGTGATGAAATCCGCCGTCTGCAAAATCAACTTGCGGCTGAACCGATATGCTGCCGGGACCGGGATCACCGAAGAGGTTTACTCTGCCCCCGCCAGTCCAGTCGAACTCAATCGTGTCATTGACTTGAACGTCCCCCATGAAGACAAATTCTTCGGAGGGGCCGGGGGGCTGCATCCGGCACCAGCCGGAGAACGAGAAGAACTGGTTGTCACCTCCGGGAGTAGTTATCGCCGACGCATAGATGTATGTGCCGCCATCAAAGTGAACGGCAGGAAAATTAGAGAGTCCCGTCGCAGCGCCGACTGCCGCGACAGTCGAAGCACCGACACCACTCGCAGCTCCGGTGCCAGACGCAGAACCAACGCTCGCGGCAGTGGACGCGCCGACGCCTGACGCCGCACCAGTACCAGAGGCACTAGCGGTCGCGGTGCCGGTCTCAGAGATACCTGTCGCGGTTCCAGTTCCTGACGCGTTGCCGACGCCGTCAAAGTTCGCGTTGCCGACGCCCGACGCCGCGCCAGTTCCTGACGCGTTGCCGACGCCGTCTGCTGTAGATGCACCGACGCCCGACGCCGCGCCAGTTCCTGACGCGTTGCCGACGCCGTCAAAGTTCGCGTTGCCGACGCCTGACGCTGCGCCGACGCCGGAGGCGGAGCCGACCGCCGTGCCTACGTCTGCGACGCCGGACGCTGCGCCGACGCCGGAGGCCTCGGCCACCGACATGTCGGCGACCTCGACCTCGGCCCACGACACGACCGCCTTGGAGTTGGCGGGCGAGACCCCGCTCGCCGCGCCAGTGCCGCTCGCGCTCGCGATCGAGCCTGCCTGCCCCGCGAGTACGCCCGAGCCGGACGAGCTGCCGGTCGCCTCGGCGTTGGACGCGCCTACAACCGACGAGGCTCCGGTGCCGGACGTTGCTCCTGTAGACGCCGCGTCGGACTTACCTGCTACCGACGAGCTGCCCGTACCACTCGCGGCGCCGACCGCGATGCCTGTGTCCTTGCGGAACGAGGCCGTAATCAGAACGTCAGACGAGACTGCACCGCCGCCAGTCCACGCCGGAGACTGCGTCGTGGTCGCGGAGACGACGTATCCGCCGATACCCGTACAGATGTTCGCGGACTGCTGCTGATTTACGCGAATGACGTTCGGCGACGACGCCGTGAAGACAGTGTTAACGTCCTTCGCGTAGAACGCGGCAATGTATTCGTCAGCCTGCGACAGCGTTCCGGTTGCGGGACCAGTAAACGGAGTCGTCGTGTCCTGCACGTTCGCAGGGTTGGCGTCGAGCGGAGACGCCCGGAACGGACCTTCGAGCACGACGACCGAAATCGAGCCGTCGTTCGTGCTGCTAGAGCAGACCGCCGTGACAGTCGTCAGCGTCCCCGCAGTCGTGACGCGATGCCAGAACGCTCGACCGGTGACGGTGCCGGAGTCTGTGCCAGCGTTGACCGCGGTATGCGTCGATCCGCCGTGCAGGTTGTCGCCGCAAGCCGTGACGGTCAGGTTGGTCTGTTGCCCGACGACGGTCAGGATCAGGTCGCCAACGGATACGGAAATCGATCCAGCAGTCGTAGCGAACGACGCAGGTATAGAGTTGTTGCCGCCCGTCAGCGTACCGCGGACGTCACCGAATGCCATCGTCTAGTCTTTCTCGAATTCGATGAACAGATTATTGAAGTCTGTGATCGAAGCGTACTCGCTAGGTGAGAGTGTTCTCATGAACGTCGTCGGCGTGGTAGAGATGTCGGTGTGAACCCACGACGCGATGATCGTAGAGCCCTCCTTGAGAGTAATCGTAAGATCAACTTGATTAGAAGCCGTGTCCTTGAAGATCCGGTACTTGACGACCGCCGCGTTGCCGGGGGCGGAGGTCAGGTCAGAGAGTCTGAAGCGAGCTACGTCGTTGCTGCCGACGCCAGATATTATGTAGTCAGAGTCGTTTGGCGACGTCTCGTCGATCGAATTGAAGATGTTCGTGGTGCCGCCTACCTCGTCCGTCCACGACCCGATTGCTGCGTCGTTGTCTGGACGCAAGAACTGGATCTGAGTGATGCTGACGCCGACGCGCTTTCTGCGCGGCTGCGGCTGCGGATACCACAAGCTCCAAGGATCCTGCGCGATGAGTTTTAGAGTGTCCTGCTTGACAGCTCTCTCAATGATCATCCCTGCGGAGTGCTTTATGTTCCCGCCGCGAGAACTCTGCGTGTCCTGATAGCCAGCGACGATGTTGATCGTATTAAAGAACGTCGGATCAGTTGAGCTCGGAGCAATTGAATCCGTCTGCACCTGCCCCGATCTAAGATTGACGACGACGGAGTTGACTAGTCCGGGAGTGCCGTACGTCACCGACATGATGCAGAAGTACGGCGTGTCCGCAGCGATCGTGATGGCGCTCGACGCGCTGCCGGAGGAGTTCAAGATTGGAATGAACCCAAAGGAGCTGAAGAATATCAGCCCGAACCCGGTCGATCCAAATCCTGATCTGTGAGTACAAAACGTGCAGGCAACGAAGCCGTCCGCTACCGGAGGAGTCTTCATTATGGCGGCGAACGTCAGACCATCCACCGTAGATATGCCTGCACCCGACGCTGGATAAGCGTACCAGTTCGCGTCAGAGCCGAACCCGACGGTGCTGCACTTTGTCCACGGTCCAACCTCGCTGTCGAATCCCTCCTGAAGAGTAGCGTTCGCGTTGCCGAGATTAAATCGCTCTGGCTGAGCGCGATTGTACCAAGCGTCGCCCGCCGCGACGGAGAAGACGCAGTCGCTTCTCTCTACGCCGCGTCTCCGACCTGCTGGAAAGATTAGTCGGTTTCTTCTCGGTAGTACGAGCATTAGTACTGATCTGCAACTGGACCACACGTGAGGAGATTGCCGCTCGAGGCGAGCGAGGCACTCGCGCCAGCATTGTTCTGCAAGTAGACCTTCACGGACGGATACGGCAGCAGGACAAGACCATTTGCGAACACGACGTCGCTAGCAGAGTACGCAGCAGCTACGAGCGGAATCACGAAGTCAGGAGCGCGAGGCAGCGGAGTATTGCTGTTCGTGTCCTCGAACGTAGACCCTCCGTCCGTCGACTGCAGGAACCAACCAGTGAGGCAGCCACCCGCCGCTGGCGTCGCTCCAAAGTTTCCGCCGAGCGTAATCCATATAAGACCGTACTGCGCGGAACCGAAGTCAGTCTGATCGAACACTCCGCTGGCGCCCTCAACACTGCTGACGACGGTGTTGCCGTTCGACAGCGAGTTGAGATCAGACGACATGAGATCGAACGGAGTAACAATGAAGCCGTCCGTTCCCGGCGCGTGAAGGAAGTTTGTCGGCATCAGCTCAACCCCGCTCCAATGAGTTCGTTAATCGTGACGGGCCAAACGTTCAGTGCTCCGCCGCCCTGCGCGATGGTCGCCGTCGCCCACGGGATCTGCGGAGAGTCGTACGTCGCAGCCAGCGTAGCTAGATTGCTTCTCGTCGTTGTGCCTACTCCGAACACAGCCATCATGCGAGCACGAATGTGCGTGTTAGGTGAGACGTCAACTGTGCCCATTCCCATGATGTCGCGCACGAGTTGCTTATTAGCGTCGGACAAGCTCGTCCACTCAGCGGCATCGATCAAATTATAAATCTGATACGTCGGAATGATCATGGGCACCGCAGGTCCGGTGACCTTGATCGCGTTCAGTTGCACGAGCTTCTCCTGCGTCGAGCCGGGAGCAAGCGTCGCCCACTTGGCAATCAGCGCTGTGTAGTAAGCCATCTTCTACCTCTTCCTGCAGTCGTAGGACTTGACTGCACCTGTCGGATTCGCCCTGCGCGACAGCGCCTCGTTACCCGCGCGCTTACACTCGCCCATGGACGCGTAATTCGTCGGAAACTCTACTTTCGGAGGCTCGCCGCATCCGGCCCCGCACGAGAAGTTCAGTATTAAGTAGAATGCCGCCAGTGTCACTTGATCCTCCACACTCTCACGCCCCCGACCACCATGCGCGCGCTGAACTCCCTCTCACTCTTCTCGCTTCGCTTGTAGACGAGCCAGCGATGAGCCATCTGCGAGACGTTCTTTCCCATCACGAAGAAGCTGTCACCGACCTCAAATTCCTTGTCGCCAAACGGAAACTCGGTCTGCTTGGCCGGGGGCATCTGAATGCCCTTCTCGATCTTGTACTTCTTGCTCAGCGGCTGACCCGGAACAAGACCGGACTGTACGGCCTCAGCATCGCGCTTTATTATTGACCGAGGCATCGGGTTCTTGCTGCGGTAGTCGTCTATGACCTTTCGGAGTTTTGCCTTGTCTTCCTCGTTGATCCAGTAGCCCGCGCTGTGAGCCGAGTGAATCTGAACCTTGTAGTGTGCCAGCCTGCCGCGCAGATTGTGAATCATGGTGCCAATGCCCTTCGGCTCTGGCCTCTCGTCTGGCATCTTGTCGTAGTACATCGCGAGTATCATCTGCTCGGTGGTCACTCTGGTACGCGCCAAGAGCAGACGCAGCATTCGCTCGTGATACTTGGACAGCCCGAGAAGACGACCGTCCGCCTCCCCACCGATGATTTTCTTTAGCTCGTTAAGTTCCTCAATCTGATCCTCAACGGCCGGAACCGAGCGAAGATGATTCTTCATCTACGCGCCCTTCTCGTGGTATCTAGCTCGAAGATGTGTCGAGCTGCTATGCCGTCCGCCTTGCGTATGAAGTCTGCTCTCTTCTCCATCATGCGAGCCTTCACGACCTGCGGCTCGTCTGAGTGCCCATCGGCGTAGGTCTCGTTGACAGCATACTCCATGACTCCTCGAATGCCGTTCGCGCGAGGCGTACGAGTGTGAGTCGCAATGCCAACTGCCCTCGTGCCGACTGGATATAGTCTGTCGGCTCTAGACTTCAAGTGATCCGGGAGCTGGGACGGCAGACCCTCGTCGCGCAGCCAAGCGTGGGAGTACAACCTCAGCTTGACAGGCATCCTCTCCGACTGCGTTCTCGCCATGTGAATCGCGGCGTTCGCCTCGTACGCCGTCTCTGGCTGTGGAAGATGCGGTGCTACATGCTTCCACAGCTTCATGATCCCTTCTGCGTCGCAGTCGACTAGACAGCGACGAAGCTCGTGGCTATGCTTCATCGCCGTCTCCTAGTCGAGAGTAATCGTGCTCGACGTGGTCAGCTGCGGAGTGACCCCGTTGCCGGTTACGATGTTCGGCGTGACGGTGCCCGACCACAAGATTGCCTGCGCGCCAGTCGGAGGCGATGCGTTCGACTTCGCCGTGGCGAAGTGAGTCGCAGTGCCCGAGCCGCCTGTACCGGCAGGAAACGAGATGGTCGCGTTCGGGCTGATGCTGCCCGAGGTCTCTGGCCAGTTCGTAGCGTCCCGCGTCTTGTTCACGCGAGTGTACGAGGTGTAGCCGATCTCCGAGGTCGACGCGTCGCCCGCGTCGCCCGGATCCGCGGTGTGCAGCGACAGACCGATGTTGGTCTGCGGTGTCGACGCGGCGTTGTCGGCGTAGTTCGCCCAAGCTACGGCTTGGAACGTGATCTTTAGAATTGCAGTCTCGGTGGTGTTAGATATGGACATCAGGTGTCTCCTTCGTTATGCCATACCGAGCAGGACACGATGCTGCCGCAGGAGCTGCTCGGCGCCCCAAGGCAATCTGCTAGAGATAGTTCCTACGACCTGTGACTCTCGATGCTCGTAGAGCGAGCCCAGAATCAACTTCACGGCGGACACGATCCCTCTGGGCACCGCATTGAGCGGGGGCGAGTCCGGGCTTAGATAGCCTGCGCGAAAGCGAACGCGCACGGAGTTGATGGCGTCTATAGGAGTCGGCCACGTCGAGAGCCCGGAGGCCGGAACGACCCACCCGAACTCACTGACCGTGTCGACGTAGTACTGACCTGACGCGATGACCTGCTCGTCCCCGTTACTGTCGTCGTAGCTGACGCTGAGGACCTCGATGAGCGGAGGCTTCGGGATCTTTATCTGCAGCTCGCCAGTGGTAGGGAACGCGTCGAGATACAGATCCCAAGTCTGGTCTATGAACGCGCGGCCTGTGAACTCCTCGGCATAGTTCGTAGCCGCCGCGACGTAGTCCGTGATGATTGTGTCGTCGTCGCTAGTTACGACGCGCAAATGCGCCTTGGCCTCAGTCAGAGTGAGAACTGGAGAGGCGGGAGCCGTTATAAGTTTGAGTCCCATGCTCTAGCCCCACTTGCTTCCGTCCGGACCCATCTGCGTCAGGTCGCGACCGTCTTTTCCCGGAGGCCCCGGCGGTCCCTTGATACTCTTGCCGTCCCTGCCGTCTCGACCCTTCTTCGCGCTGAGCACCCATCCACTGTCGACGTGTCCGGGTGTCTTGTCGGTCTCGCGTATGGCGATCCACGTGCTTCCGTCGCGCTGAACTTGATCGCCCTGCTCGTAGGTGCCCTCCTTCCACGGACCGAGGAAGTAGACGTACGGAAGCTTGATGCTGCACTCCTCGACGCGGTCCTCGAGAGCAAACTTGAACGTGATTGTTCGCTCGCCATCCCAGACGATGCTCATGTCCTTGAAGCCGAGACCGTCCTGACCATTCTTACCCGGAGCTCCGGGGGCACCGACAACAGGTCCGACGACCTTCGTAGTCCCGTCACTGTGAACAGTGCATAGAGCACCGTCGCGATCAATAAGAGTGCCGACAACACTAACAGGCAGAGGAAGACGCTTGACAGCGCGATCAACCATATCGTCAAGCAGAGGCTGGACGTCAGCAACTCCGACACTCGTCCCGTCCTTTCCGTTCTCGCCATTCTTGCCGTCCACGACAGGATTCGCCTTGAAGTATTCTCCGACCGAGTTGATAATCCACTCCTTAACGAACTCCAGACTGACGCTCGTGCCATTTTCCCCATCCTTGCCGTCCTTCGGCTTGGGCCACTCCTCGAAGAGCTTCGTCAGCGTCGACTCCGTCGCCAGCAGCACCGTAGGCAGCACCTCCTCCGGCGTCACGCTCGTGCCGTCCTTGCCATTCAGCACTGGATTAGTTTCGAAGTGCTGACGCACTGTGTCGACGACGACCTGCTTTATCTCCTCCGGGTCCGCGTCCCTGCCCGGAGCTCCGTCCTTGACGGGGTTGTCCTTGAAGAACTCCAGAACTACGTCGCGAGCAATCTCGCTCAGCCTGCCGTAGTTCACCTCGGCGTCCTTGCCGTCGCGCGGTTTAGGCCACGTCTCCAGTGCCTCGGTGACCTGCACCATGAGTCGCTTGAAGATGCTCTCCTCGTCCGCGTCCTTGCCGTCCCTGCCCGGAGCACCGTCGCGCACCTCCGGCAGCACCGCTAGAACGCTCTCGTCGACATATTCCTTTGTCAGCACCGGACGACTCTCGAGAGCCACGAGCTTCTGCTCGAGACCAGCTATCTTGGCGACGAGAGGTTCCGTAGCAGCTCTGATCTGATCAACAATAAATAGACCGAGCGCCTCAACGAGGGCGGTCTTCTCAGATGCTTGCATGTTTTACGACCTTGTCTAGTATCGCCCTGAACTCGACGGTATGGAGCTCCGGAGCAGGCAATAACTTCTGAGGTGGAGGGGCTTCTTCCTTCGGCGGCTTCGCAGCCGGAGTCGCAGCCGGAGTCTTAGTGGCGAATGGGTCGTCCTTGCTGTCTCTTTTTCCGAGCGCCTCGAGACTGTAGTTCTGCTGCTGAAGGAACGGCGAGTCGCCCCCGGGGACCGGGGGCAGGCCGAGTTTCTTGCGAGCCTCGTTGGGCGACAGAAGACCGCGGCTGATCCCGTCACCATAAGTCTTGTACTGCGTAGAAGTGTCCATCTTCAGAAGGTCGTCGAGGTCGAATTCAGTGCCTGAGCTCTGATCCGGACCAAGAAGTCCTAGACCGTAGTCGAGAAGTACCTCAATGCTCTCCATCAGCGTCTGCAGACACTGACTGTAGTACTGCTGATAGAGCGCCTCAATGTTATTGTACGACGGCGGAGGGCCGACGTTCACCATGAATGCCGGAACGTGGAATGCGCTGCATACCTGCTCGCTAGACATCTTGAGCTGGTTGATGAGGTCTGCGTCGACAGCTGAGACCTGCATCTGCGAGTAAGTGAGACCGTCGCCCAGAACTGCGACCTTTCCGGAGTTGGCCCCGCTGAAGTTATTGTCCCAGTGCTCCTTGATGCGCTTCGCGGTCGCATCCTCGATGAGACCGGGAGCCGTGAGCACTCCACCCGGACGACTGCCGTTCTCGAAGAACTTGACGGACTGCTCCTGAATTCGCAAGCCCTGCATGGCGGCGAGGCCGCAGGCAGTGATCGGGCTCACTCCGCAGAGCGGATGATACAGCGGCACCATCACGTCGTGAATCACCTCGGACGCAGGGACCACGAGAGTTCTGTTGTCGACGCCCTCAAACTGAGCCGTCGTGATACCAGCGAGCAAGTTCGTGTTGAGCTGATAAAATACGTCGCCGTTCGTGGCGACGAGTGGCTTAACTAGACACGGATCGAGAACGTAGAGCTTCGTGACGACGTTTCGCTCGTCACGTTCCTTCAGAACATAGGTGTTGCCATTGATCAGCTTGGACGTGATCCACTGCTCGATGAACTTCTGTCGTATCTGATAGTGGTTTGGCTTTCGAAGAACCGGACTGAACGAGGGACTCTCCTTCGGCATCCAGATGCCGTTCTCGTCCTTCACGACGTAGCGCAGATGCAGCTTGCCGATGTCGCTCGCGATAAGCGTCACGCAAGCGTAGACCGTGCTGAATGTCAGCACGTTCTCGAGACGGATCTCGATGTTCTTCTGCCACGCTCCCGGAAAGGGCTCGCCGACAGTGCCGAAGCCCCATTGTCCCCTGTTGGAGGGGAAAACGGGGCTCAGCGTAGTCGGAGGAGCCTTCCGGAGACTGATCTCGTATCCGAATAGACGCACTGGCCTACTCCTTAGCTTTCATGTCCCGACGCATATATCTTCGACTGCGCCTGCCGCCCTCCGTAATTTCCGGAGCACTCTCTGTGCTCAAGACTTCTGGTGCAGGTTTCTCGGACTGATCATCGCCAGAAGCCTCATCAGCCTTGAGGGCTCTCGTCTCAAGCGCTTGAGGCTTTGCTTCTTGCGTCGGCTGCGCGGGCTTTTTCTCTTCGACATTGACATACTCAGCTTTCTCGAGGCCTACGAGTAACCTTGCCTCGCTGTCGTCTGCGTCAAACTCCTCGCCTGCTTGTCGGGTCTTCGAGGCATAGTACACCTCGCGAGTGGCTCTGATCCTTCTCATTGCAGTGGTCTCCCAAATAATCTCCATCCGATGATCAGAAGGAGAAGATACACGATCAAGAAGTTGGCCGAGAAGATGAAAGTACCTGACGGCCAAACGTAAATCGCTCCGAAGATCAGGAGCAGTAGCATGAGTACCCAATAGGCAATCGCGACTGGCATGTTTAGTCTCCCTCGGTTGCCCCTGAAAAGCGGTCCGGAGGCCGGAGCCACACCGACCCCGGACCGCTCCCCACTCGTTGCGACGACGCGACGGGGTTTGTCTATCGTCGCTAGAGCTCTACTACTCAGCGTACTTCGCGTTCTGGATGAATGCGACCGCAGTCGAGCGGCGCTTCTTCCAGTTGATCCAACGCTCGGCACGCACACCGGTCATGTTCATCTGCCAGAGGCTGATGAGCGGAGTCGATGCGCCCGGAGGCGAGTCCGGTGTAGTGTCGAGTTGCACCGACGCCTGATTGCTCGCGTCGATGACGACCTGACCATCGTCCGCCAGCATCACTTCCGATGCCTTCAGGAAGATAATCAGACCACCGTCAACAGGTGAGCCGCCAGTCGCCGGAATGTTCTCCGACGTGATGACCGGATACCCGAGCAGTGTGCCGCCCTCCGCGGTCATATTCGGGAACACCGACTGACCGAGGGAGTTCTGCATGATGCTCAGGCTGAGCGCCTGCGTCTGCGTCATCAGGAACACACCGCCAGCAGTGCTCAGATTCGCCGAGAAGTAGTTGGCGAACAGAGACTTGATGTCGGCGCGGAACGCTGACGCTGTAGTACCGGACGCCGTGACCGGGGTCACGCCGTTCGTGATGGATGCCGGCGACACGTTCGTGACTTCCGCCACGGCCGGATCGACGAACTGCCGATCGAGGAACTGCGTGATGGCGTCTGCCAGATCCTGACGGACGACACCCTCGGCTGCCGGATTCGAGAAGCGAACGAGCTCGTCCGTGAGAATGACGATGCCCGCTGCCTTGGCCCAACGCAGATTGACGGTGTTGAACGCCATCGCGCTGACCGGCTTCGGTGCGTTCTCGCCGACCCACCCGACCGTCGTACCAGACGTCGTGGCAGGCATCTGGATGTTGAACGGAACGCGGCGGAGGCCGGGAATACGACCGATGATGGTGAGAGGACGCAGGAGCTCGATGAACTCCGACGCCATGACGTTGTACGCGACGAGGGGCGAGGCCCAAGTTGCGTCCGTCGTGGTGCCCGCGCCTACCGCAGCCTTGAGGTGACCAGCGATGTCCTGCTCGATGCTGTTGTAGATCTCGGGCATCTGGTCCTTCCACTGCTTGGCGATGCCGAGTGCCTTACTCGTGTCGCCCTTCGCGTAGGCCAGTGCCATGACGTAGCGAGTGAACGCGGTCCCCTTCGGGATGTTGCCGTTGGGACCGAGAACCTTCGCGCGGATGGGCTTGATACCGGAGTTGTGTCCGGCGACCGCCCGCTCGTTGACCACGACTTGCTCGTCCTCGTCGCCTGCGTCGTCGTTCTCGGTGCCAGCCGCCTTCGCGTTCGGCTTGAGAGCCTTCTGCAGACGGCCGAGACGCTGAAGGTGCACGTCGATCTGTGCGACCTCCTTCTCGAGCTCGTCGTACGTGTCGCTGTCGGCCTGCTCGAGCGTAGTGCCGCTCTCGCCAGCCTTCTGCATGATCTGCTCCATCTGGGCAGACTTCGCAGCGCGGGTCGCCTCGAATGAGGCGATCTGCTCCGCAATCGTCTTCATCTTCTTCTCCTTCTGTGCGGCGGGTGTCTTCCTGATCACCGTGACCGCTTTAGATGTCTTCGTGGGTCCCGCGACGCCGGGGTGTGAGGGTCGCTCCATGTCCTTGCTCTCGCGGCCGAACGCGGCCAGCATCGGACTATCGAACGACTTAATAGAAGTGATGGTTGCCTCAGCATTGGCGGGTATTGTCACCAGACTGAGCTCCATCACCTCTGTCTCCATAAAGCGAATTCCGCCGTCGTCCATGAAGCTAAACTCGAGAGCGCGGAAGCCGATGCTCACCGCGCGCACGAGCTTGTGCTTGATGGACTGCCAAGCTTCGTCCACTCTGTCCTTCAGCGTTCCTGGCTCAGTGACGTTGGCCAGCATCGCCTCGAATTCTATGCCATCCTTCGTGGGCTTGTCGAACCGCACGAGCCCGACGGGCTTGTCGCTGCGGTGCTGCCACAGAAGCGGCATGGGGTTCTTGAACTTCACGCCGAGAGGCTCAACGATGTCCCCAATGCGATCCGGAGACGGCGTCGTGGCTACGCCGCGGATCGTGCGCTTCTCCTCGTCGAGTGCCTTGATCTCAAGAACACTGTACGCTCTATTCTGCATCTTCTTTTCCCTTCTTCGGAGGATCAACAGGGATCCTGTTCGGTGCGACCACGTAGTCTCTTCCCTCGACCATGTTTCCCAGAAATGGCCGCAGGCGCTCAAGCTGATACTCGTAGATGACGAGAGGTTTTGATTTCATTGATTCCTCACTCGGTGACGACCTCGCGACCGGCCCTCAGCAGACGAGCGCAGACCGACGGTTCTTAGGAGGTAGCGCCGCGACAGTGGAAACGGACCAGAGCGTCGTATGCGTGGGCGACCATGTTTAACCTCCCATCCCACTACGAGCGATCCAGAACCCCGCCAGTAACCCCCGCGACCCCGTCACTTCCCGGCGAGATCGTCGCCGAGTGAGAACTTCAGTTGCTGACCTTCTCGCAGGCATGGGTGCGAATGGCGCGCGTCCCGGTCTCGGGGTCCATCGGATTCGCGGCAGCTGACCGCGCTGCCTGCGCCTGCGCCTGACAGTCCTTGAGACTGGCGAACGTCGCCGGAAGATTGGTCTCAGGATCCGTGTAGAGCACCGCGGAGGGCGAGCCTGCCTCGCCGACCAGAGTAAATATGAGAAGCAGAACGTAGACTGTCATGACCTGTGCTCCTATCCCGCGAACATCAGCTGGTACTTCTTCTCGGGCTCCGGCTTGCCAGCCGTCTCGGCCACGCTCGCCGCCATCACGGCCGCGACCATGCCGTCTATGCGCCCTCTCGACTTCTTCTTGTCGAGCTTCCTGTTGCCAGCGGGATCCTTAGTGACGACGGCGTTGCCAGCGCACATATTGAGAACCTGATGTCCGTCGTGCACGAGCTTCCCGTTCAGCACCAGAGTCTCGAACGTTCGGAGCGCGGGGCTCATGGACTGGAAGCCCTGCCCGAACTCCTCGAATATCTTCTCGATCAGCTCCTCCGTGAATCCCGCCTCCACGAGCCACGGCTTGAGATACTTGAATCCCCATCTGTCGAACGCGACCTTGCGGAGGTTCGACGAGTTGTACATCCTCCAGAGATACTTGGCGACGTCCCGGTACTCGATGCTCTTGCCGGGGGTCGTCTCGATCAACCCCTGACGGACCCAGACGTCGTACTGAACGCGGTCCAGTCTCGAGCGCTCTGCGAGCCCGTCCTCCGGAAGCCAGAAGTGAGGCCTGATGTGAAACTTGTCCCCGACGAAGCCTCCCACTACGAGCGCGGTCAGGTCCGTCGTGGACGAGAGATCCAGCCCTGCGTACACCGGAGTCTTGCCGAAGTCCTGTATGACCGCCCCGACGCAGGCATTCCAAGTGCCGCGAGAGATGAACGGATTGCTGGCCTCCACTCGCTGGTTGAGTATCAGGTTGCGATACTCCGCCTCGCGGGAGGGCATCCGACTGGCGTCGTGCGCCATGCCCTGCACGACCTCCGCGCTCTGGAAGTCGCCGTAGGCGGGATTGGCCTGTCGGATTGCTTCCTCGCTGAAGGGATCTAGATCCATGTCGGCGGAGTACAGGATCAGGACCGTCTTCGGATCACTCTCCGCCTTGGCGTCGTCGATCAGCACGCTCAGCAGGTCCGCCTCCGTCGGCGCCTGCGTCGAGATCACTATCGACAGCGGATTCTTATTCGCCGCGGTCGCCGTCTCGAGTGCCTCGTAGAGCTCGCTCTTCGGTCCGCGTACCTGGCCTAGCTCGTCGTGGACGATGAAGGACGGACCGAGGCCGAACGACGTAGAGACCTCCGCCGACAGCGCCTTGTATCTAGTCCCGTAGTACGGGGCCAGAAGTTGCTTGGCGGTGTCGCGTATCTGGATCATCGGCTCGAGAACTGGCGACAACCTGACGACCTTCGCCGCCAGCTCGAAGATGACCGCCGCCTGTTCCTTGCTCTGTGCCGTGCTGTATAGCTGACGATTACGCTTCGCCTCCGGCCCGACCAGATGCAGCAGCAGGAGGAACGCGCTCAGCGCCGTCTTGGCGTTCTTGCGGCCCATGCTGATTATCGCGCGCCGCGTGATGTCTGGATTATCGTAGATCTGGCGGATGATGTCCTTCTGCCAGTCCCGAAGCCGGACCTTCTTGCCGACGTCCTCGCCCTCGGGAATCCTGCAAGCCTTCTGGATCCACGAGATATTGCGCTCGGCGCGAGACTCAGTCTTCTTGGACTTCGTCTTCACTCTCGTCCTCAGCGTCCCACGCAGGTCGCATGTCCTTGGCTCCCTTGCGGCGGCTCTTGTCGTAGGTGGACTGCTGAGCAATCCTCATCTTAGTCGCGAGCATCGCTACCGTGCGGGAGAACTTCTGCTCCAGCGGCAGGAGCCTGAAGTACTTCTCAGTCCCTACGGGCTCCTTGTTCAGCTTGGCAGCGCAGGCGCGCGCTCTGCTTATGGTCACGCAGTACTGCTCCAGTATCGGGAGGTTCTCGGCGCTGAACCAGTCCTTGGGGACCGCCGCGACCACGCTACTCCAGATCTCTGCCTGCTCGTGCGTCAGGCACTCCGGGGGCAGCGGACGCTCGCTGTCGCCGACGTGTACCAGACGCAGAGCCGCCGCGCTCTTCCTGCCCCGTTGTTTCATCTGGGTGCCCCCGCAAATCCCGGGGAAAAGAGGGCGATTAACTTTTGTTTTGGCAGCCGGCGGTTAACAAAAATCGCGATTATTGGCTTTTTTCTGCCCCCCACCGAGTGTTGCTCTTCTGCCTCAAAAAATAATTTTTTGAGTTCGCGAATGAAATTCAAAACTACTCCAAGATCTTTTCCAAGATCATCGCAGACGATGAAGACGAGGCTCCACATCTTTTGCATGACTAGGTTATTTCTTTCGGCCATCCGTCTATCCCGATCTCGAATGCTTTACCACGCTTCTCTATCTGTTGCTCCAGCGAGTTGTGGCATGAGGCACATACCGATCTGAGTTTACCAAACCAGAAGAGTTCTAAATTCCCTTTGTGCGGTACCACGTGATGCGCCACAGTAGCAGCACTCACTACTCCTCTATCTGCACACCGCTCACATAGAGGCTGCAAGGTAAGCTGACGTATGCGCCTCCTCCTCCATCTCACTGTCCCGTACAGGTGAGGCCACTGGCCCATCCGTGTGTGATATCCCTGAGTGAGTTGAGTACGGTAGCAAACAAAGTGCGGCATCCACATGCCATCATGTGTACGCTACACAACATTCGTGTGTGTGCCACATAACAAGAGAGCTGAGGTCTGAGCAGAGCTACCGCACAGTGATCCTAAGCAGATCACTCAATTGCCCGAGAACTAGAGCACTTCAAGCAGCTGACTTCAGCGCTCTCCGATCGAGCTCTACTTCAATACTCCTTCCGAGAATCTGAAGTAGAACCTGCACTCTGTTCTTTCGAGGCATACCTTTTACGACTCCGCTGATGTCCCTGAAGGAACCAGCGAACTCATTTCCACTTACTCGCTCACCCAACTCGAGAGGAGGCTCGAGCTGAACGATGCCGTCCGCGTCTTCCAAAGATCGGAAATAGTCGATTTGATTATTTGGAATTCTTGCAGGTAAATCTTGGCACAGAAAAAGACGCGAAATTCCTCGCGTCCCCATGATAGATTCCCAGCTTCGCTTTATCTTGATAAAGATGTATCCCGGAAAGAGGAGCTCTCGCCTCTCGGAACCACTCGTCTGAAGCTCCATAATCTCGGGAAGATAGATCTCGAATCCCTGTCGCTCGAGATGATGAGCAGCGCGCTGCTCCTCGCAGAACTTCGTCTTTGCTGCAGTCCAGAACCTTTTGAATCGCTTAGCCAAGCCCATCCCCGAATTCAAATCAGTGTTCTGGAGTCCTGAAATACCCCATCTCGGAAAAGAGTGCAAGGCCGGGGGCGGCTCCGCTCGCTGCCTGCCTGCCCGTTTTACCACTTTACCAGTTTACCACGCGCGCGCGCAGATGTGCGCGCGTGAGCGCGTGTGAAGAGGTAAAGTGGTAAAGTGGTAGGACGTGAACCAACCCCCGGAAATTGCTAAAGAAATGACCTACCAGAAATTTACCAGAGGCCTACCAGAACTCACCTGCTGCGCCAAATTCTGCAGCAATTACGTCGAGGAGCACTCAGTTTTTGCCCCCGGTTTTTCGGCTGGTCGGGGGCAAATTAACTAACTTTGAAGTCCAAAAGACCACGGTTTTTATTTTCAGGTTGTGGACTAAGTGCCTTGTGAGGTCCACGAAATCGGCCTAGAAGCCCTACCTGTAGTGAATTTTGAAGGGAGCCGTCATGAGTGATCTAGCTCAACTAGGAGACAGAGTTCGGGATCCGATCAGCGGGTTCACCGGAATAGCCACGTCAATCACGACTTGGCTGCACGGCTGCATCAGGCTCGGAGTCGTTCCCGAGAAGCTCGACAAGGAGGGGAAGCCGAAGGACGACAGGTACTTTGATCAGACTCAGCTGGTCGTTCTCAAGAGGGGAGTTCACAAGCCAGTCGCGCTGACCACTGCCGAGGTCCCACTGGAGACTCGCAGGAGCAGGGGCGGACCCTCCAGAGAGACTTCTAATTTCAGGAGGTGACATGTCCGAAACAGATAAATGCCCTGCATGTAGTGGTTGGGGATACATTGAAACAAAAGTATGGGCCGACGCTCGCTACTATTGCAGCGAGCCAGCGGCGACGAGGGTTGCTTGTCCAGAATGTCAGGGAACTGGACTAAAGACGCCGCCAGCGGGAGACTGACATGGCAACGCTGATAGAGAAGATAGTCAAGATCGAGACGCAGAACCTCACGTGTCGTCTGTGGATCGACAAGGACGCCAGCGTCGCGGCCTCGAGAGTCGAGACCGTCCTCTGGTATCTCGAGCGAGTGGACGCGTCGCAGCTGGAGTCGAGACTAGGCACACTCATGGACAACAACGAGTCCATCAGCGCAGCCGAGATCTTCGACAAGCGCTCGCAGCGTGGATTCTGCGCCTACAGGAACTGGCCGTGATGTCGGAGATCTTCGCTCTGGGATTCTTCGTCGTCGTGGTGTTGGTGGTCTCGATTGATCGGACGAGAGACGGGATGAGGAGCTCGTGATGTGGAACACAGGAACGTGGGTCGGCGGGGGCGCAAGGCTGGTCTGGCACAGGACGACGGAGGAGAGACGTGAGGGACAGGGAGGTCGAGATAGTCTGCGACATTCTGAGAAGAAGCGTGGTACTCACGGGCGACAGCACGTGGTCACTAGGCGACGTCGCCCGCGAGATCATTCGGGCGCTGGACGACTACGCGAAGGAGGAGATAGGAAGAACTTTCGGGGGGCCTGAGCACGAAGGGCTTAGAAGAATACTTGGGATTCAGAAACGAGGAGTGCGTGATGATGGAGCCACATTCGCAGAGACCTAGGAGAAGGTGCGATGGCGAGAACTATAGAGGAGTGCGGACCCGTACTCAGGAAGATGAGGAAAGAGGAGCGTGAGAGGTTGATCAAGTATCTCAGACTGCAGGGACTGCTGCGCGGGAGGATAGTCTCACTGCACAGATCGTGCGTCGCGGCGCGACTGTGTCAGGCGGACTTGGTACTGTCGTGCCTGCGTCTGGGTCTGGTGCGGTGCGCGGAGGCTCTGGTCGGCAGACCCATAGTACACTGTCCTCCGTCCCTCGCGCTGGCTCGCGTCCAGCGCCCTGCTGGCCGGGGGCGACGCAGAGGCGACGACAGGCTCGTGATAGGAACGCGGGAGCCCATGTGCGTGGAGCGAGGACGCAGAAGGCTTCTCTCCACGGAGCTCTACGACAGGATCGCTAGGGCAAAGGTCGGGATGTCCGTCCGGATGCTGATCTCGAGAGGCGTCACGAGACGGGACATCAGGATCGCCACTAAGAGGGGATACATCAAGGTGGAGGGCGCGTCGTGATCCGGATCGTGCTGACGGGAATCGGGATGGTGCTTCTGAGTGCGGCTGCGGTGGTCGTCGGGACCACCGTCGCTCTCAAGCTGGACCGCGACTGCGTCGTGAGCGGAACCAGATGGGGCACAGTGTCGTGCGACGAGTGGAGACGCAGCGTAACGGAGCAGAGACCATGAGCTACTTTGTTATCAACCTGACTGAGGACGGCGAGGTCTACGTGGACCAGCACACCAAGGAGGAGCTGGAGGAGAAGCTCACCAACGGATGGTGGGCGGCGCAGGCCATCCACGACAAGATGCCCGCGAGACTCTCCACGGTCACGGGTCTCATAATCATCAAGGGCGAGATCATCATGCCCAGAAACGTGCAGGTCGTGCAGAAGGTGGAGGTTCCGTGAGCTTTCCCGGTCTTCTGGCGTGGGCGGCGATCTCGACGGGACTCTACCTCGTGTGGGCACCGCTCGGGATCCTGTTCGCGGTGGTCATGTATCGACCTCTGGTGGACTATCCGTAGGGAGGACGCGACGATGAGGATAGTGATTCAGTTTGGCAATGAGATAGTCAACTTGGAGGTCAGCGGCGTGACGGCGGACTGGCTGAGAGCGTTCGTCTCGGCGCTGCGCGGCAGCGCCTTCCGGGTGCAGGCGTTCGAGAAGAGGGACGTCGAGATACTGGCAGAGGAGAAGAGCGATGATGGAGACTAGCAGGAGAGGCTTCCTCAGGGGACTGGCGGCGGTCGCAGCCGTCGCGGCGATGCCCGTCGCGTACGTCAGGCAGAAGCTGGCGTGGGTCAGCGTCGCGTGGTACGGGGCAGACGGAGGAGGTCTCACCGACGACACGGCTGCGCTGCGGGCGGCAGTCGAGAGTACGCACGAGGGCGGCGTCGTGTACCTGCCGCCCGGACACTATCGCGTCGCGGGCATGATCACGGGCAACAGGTTCTTCAGAGGTGAGGGTCCAGAGAAGTCCAAGGTGACCGTGCACGGCGGACCTCCGTTCGAGACGTGGAGGATGCCGTGAGACTGCGCAGATACGACGGCACCGTCAGATGGGACTACGTCTGGAACTCCGCCGCGGTCACGTTCGTGCTGCTCGTGCTCGCGACTATGTTCGGGGTCATGTTCACTGGACTGCGGGATCAGATTGCGAGGAATACCGAGGAGCGTAATACCAAGTACGATCACATGCACGAGTGCATCAAGAAGGACAGCGAGGATCGCTGTCTGGCGCTGTGGAGGTGGAGGTGAGTGATCTCGATCCACACGAGAAGACGGCGGACGACCACTGGCACCGCGGAAAGTTCTACCAGTGGCGTCGCGGCGAGCTGTACGTGAACGGTACTCGCGTGAGACCGCCGTCACTGTGGGAGCGCGTGAAGAAGTTCTTTAGTCTCTTTCCATACGGGAACATAGGATGAGCAAGGTCAGCGTAAATGGTGTGCCGGGACGCTGGCAGAAGGACATGATGGGCGGAGAATACTTCATACCAGATCCAACTCCTAGGAGAACTAAGATGATAATCACCGAGCGCAGATGCGAGATGTGCAGATGGAAGAACAACGAGGCGGACGGATCACTGACGTGCAGAAATGGTCCGCCGACGGCGCAGACAATCGTAGTCATCAACAGAGGACGGCCGCAGACGCTAGGCGTCGTCGGGTCTTGGCCCCCGGTTAACGTGAACGAGTGGTGCGGCAAGTTCGAGAGGGGAATTCTTCAGTAATGGGCACAGGCAGGCACGACAACAGGCTGGATCCGCGCGACAGGCTTGCTCGCTTCATGTGGGGCTTGGCGGCGGACGAGACCGGGGGCAGGTCGTGGGACGAGGCACAGGACAACGACCATCTCAAGAACTGCTATCGGCTGGTCGCCGAGATGGCAATCAATCTGCTGCCACTCATCATTCGCAGGACACAAAGTATAGACAAGAAGGACGAGAGGGAGAAGTGGTAGTAGACGAGACGCTCATCGCTCGCGCGATGCCCTACAGCAAGACTGGCGAGCACAGACTGAGGGCTACGTGGATGGCGTGTCAGGACGCGGACTCGCGTCGGCTTCCGGGAGTGTTTGTGGAGTGCGGAGTGTGGCGGGGCGGCAACCTCATGGTCGCGCGTTGGGCGTCGCCGTCCCGCCTCTGCTGGATATACGACACGTTCGCGGGGATGACCGCGCCTAGCAGGATCGACGGCGAGAAGGCTAACTATCTGTTCGGGGTGCACGGAGAGGGAAAAGGGATCAAGAAGACTGCCGCCTCCGTGACGGAGGTCAGGGACAACTTGATAGCGGAGGGCGTCTTCGACGGCGCCAAGATAATGTGGGTGGAGGGCGACGTTCGCGTCACTCTGCGGGATCCCAAGAATCTTCCCTCGCGCATCGCCGTGCTGCGGCTCGACACGGACTTCTACGACTCCACCAAGATCGAGCTGGAGGTGCTCTATCCGCTTCTGGTCAGCGGAGGCTATCTCATCGTAGACGACTATGGGCACTGGCCGGGGTGCAGAGCTGCCGTGAACGAGTTCCTGGGACCGAAGGTTCGGCATCTCAGATCGATAGACTACTCAGGAATGTGGATGGTGAAGCCGTGACGTTTGGGCAGGCAGTCGGCGTCTGCGTGTTTCTGCTGTGCGTGGCAGCGATTGTCGCCACTCTGGGCGAGCCGCTTTGGAAGCTTCTGTTTGGATTCTAGGGAGACTACGATGATAGAGATAGTGAAGAAGGTCTGGGGCCACGAGGAGATCATCTGTAACTACGTGGGCTCCTACTGCGGCAAGCGTCTCGTCCTGCTGAAGAACTTTCAGTGCTCGCTGCACATGCACCGAAGGAAGGACGAGACGTTCTACATCGCGAGTGGCAGAGTGAAGATGGAGGTCGGCGAGACCGTTCGCATTATGGTCCCGGGCGACGTGCAGCACATTCCGTCCGGCACGTGGCACAGATTCACGGGACTGGCGAACAGCGTGATGTTCGAGTTCAGCACCGAGCACAGCGACGACGACGTTGAGCGTCTAACCGAGAGCAGAGCTCTCTAGCAGAAGGAGAAGACTGTATGCTTAAGAACACTAAGTGGGACGAGAGTCTCGAGAAGCAGCTCAAGCTGAGTGAGGAGGAGCTTCTCATGATCAAGATAAATCGCCACGCGGAGATGGAGCTCACGCGTTTCGATCAGGATGATTTCACGAAGCAGGAGTTCCCCGTCAGGGGTCTCTTCGAGATGGCCAACGAGATGATTCTCAAGGCCGCGGACATCATCGAGAGGGACGGATGGTGCAGGCGCAGGCTCCATCAGGACGGAGCGCACTGCGTGATCGGCGCACTGAACGAGGTCAACGGCGACTCGGCGGTCAAGATAGCGGCGTACTACAGACTGACCGAGGGCGTCAAGCTGCCCGTCGCGGTCTGGAACGATCACTACGCGGAGAGCAAGGATCACGTTCTTCGCACCATGAGAAGGATTGCCCGCACATGAGAACGAGACGCTCAAGAAGTCTGGATCGGCGCAGGGTCGCTGGCCTCCAGACCCACGAGGTTGCGTACCTCTCCAAGAAGTTCTCGCTTACTAGGTACGCCGTCCGCGCGGCCGTGAAGCTCGTCGGTCACCGCAGGGCGGCTGTCGAGCAGGAACTCATGAAGTGGGTTCGGGACAGATAAGGAGAGTGGGAATGACAAGACGACGCAGAAAGCGCGGCGGCGCGTCGCATCCCTGCACGTGCGCCAAGAAGGCCGTCACGAGAGTCCTCGACACCCGCAGACTGGAGGACGGCGTAACCCGTCTGCGCAGATGCGAGAACTGCGGGAGGACCTTCTACACGGTCGAGCATCGAGCTAGGAGGGCACAGTGAGAGTGTCTGATCTGGAGCGCTGGCACAAGTCGCTGGCGCAGACCGCCGGAGCACTCTCCGGAGTTCTGGTGAGGAGGAATCTTACGCGCGGCGCGCTCGTGGGATGGCAGAGTGTCCTAGAAACAATCTCGAGAGAGATGCAGGAGGAGCTACATGGTAGTGATCAATCTGTCGGAGAGACTGCACCGGCTGGCAAAGAAGAATCTGCCCCCGAGGGGCAAGCTGACCTCTTTAGACAGTCGAGCGGAGGACGCCAGCTTCCTAAGAAGACTGGCAACCATGATCGAGCAGAAGCGTCTCGTTCTAATCGCGATAGGTTTCGAGTCCGAAAACGAGGACGTTGACACGGTCACCATCAGTCTGAGGAGCACAGAGTGAGCCTGATGCTCTACTTCATGGTGCTGTCCGCGATCTTCGCCTGCCGCGCGGAGGTCAGATTCAACTTCGGCATGTCGACGGCCCTGCTCGTTCTGGGCACCGTCGCGTTTATCAACGGAAAATGAGATGAGCGTCGACGACGGGCTTCGGGTACTCTTCAGAAAGAATATTCCAAGATGTCACTGGCAGTCTGTGGAGACGGGATTCACCTCCCGCGGGGTGCCGGACTCGAACTTCTGTCTCGATGGTTTCGAGGGTTGGGTAGAGTTCAAGAGTGTGCGGCGCGGCTGGATTGTGCCGCTGCGACCTGAGCAGATCGCGTGGTTAATCACTAGAGAGAAGCACGGAGGACGAACATTCGTCGCCGTGCGCAGACGGACAGAGGGAGCGGACGAGCTGTGGATCTTTCGTGGTAAGTACGCGAGGGAGCTCCGCGACTACGGCCTGCGGCATCCGCAGGAACTCCTGACTACCGCCGGAGGCCCCTCGCGGTGGGACTGGGAGAAGGTGCGCTACGCTCTTCAGCAGTACGACTAGAGATTCTTCTCGATCCAGTCCGCGATGTAGACGAAGTCCTGCTTCTGCGAGTCGTTCATGTCGACGAGCTCATTCTGCTCACCAACCTCCAGACCGATGGCGTGGGCAGCCTGCTCGGTCGAACTTCTCGCCACTACGAACTTTCTCAGAACGTGAGCGCCGACGGCGATGCAGCACATTCCGTCAACCTTCCTTCCGCTCTCGTCCCAAGAGTACAGGCTTCCTCTGGTCTGCTTGTACTTGCCGCTCCTGAGAGCGTCTGCCCACTTCTTGATGTCACTTCTAGTCAGCTTGTGCCCTAGCCGTCGCGCTCTGTCTTGGACTGTCACCGTCGTCATGGCTTGACCTCCTCTGGGTCCATAGTCTTCGCCTCTGCTCGTGCGGCACCGACCACTCACCGGTCGGCGTCGCGCATGGTTGACGAGCCGCTGCCCCGCACCGAGGGCAGCGGATCGCGTAGTAGTCTCTCCAACGTCTCATGACTTCCCATCCTCTGTGCCACTAGGGCCAGATGGGGCCAGAACACCATACATATCGGCCCCTGAGGAGCCCTAGGGAGGCCGCTGGCGCGGCAGGCGACCGGGGGCATACTTGCCCGCCCCCGGCCTCCCCCGGAGCGCC